CGATGCATACTGGAAGATTAATCTACCGAAGTATCCATGAGCAGCAACGATGTTATAAGTCTCTTCCTCTTGTCCAAATTTGTATCCATAGTTCTGTGACTCAGTTTCTGTTGTCTCTCTTATTAGAGAAGAAGTAACGAGTGAACCGTGCATTGCTGAGAATAAAGATCCTCCGAACATACCTGCGACACCTGCCATATGGAATGGGTGCATAAGAATGTTGTGCTCTGCTTGGAAAACAAACATGAAGTTAAATGTTCCTGAGATACCTAAAGGCATACCGTCAGAAAAAGATCCTTGACCGAAAGGGTATACAAGGAATACAGCGAATGCTGCTGAAACTGGAGCAGAATATGCTACACAGATCCAAGGACGCATACCAAGTCTGTATGATAGTTCCCACTGTCTACCCATATAGGCAGAGATTCCGATTAGGAAGTGGAAAATAACTAACTGGTAAGGACCTCCATTATACAACCATTCATCTACGGTTGCTGCTTCCCAGATTGGGTAGAAATGTAGTCCGATTGCGTTTGATGATGGAACTACAGCACCTGAGATGATGTTGTTACCATACATAAATGAACCTGCAACAGGTTCTCTGATACCATCGATGTCCACTGGTGGAGCAGCGATGAATGCAACAACGAAGCACGCTGCTGCTGCCAATAGGCAAGGAATCATTAGGACTCCAAACCAACCAACATATAACCTGTTGTTAGTTGATGTTACCCATTCGCAAAATTCTGGCCAGCCTTGTAGAAGACCGCCTTGTTTTCTTGTAAGTGTTGTCATTAGTAAGACGTTTGTAAGTAGGGCATCCAAGGTTTGATGCGAAACTTATTTCCTGTAACCCTTCGCTACAGGATATGAGAGACGAAGTATTAGACTGCCTTTAAAGGTCTCGGTTAAAGCAGTGGTCTTAAATATTGGTCCGAAGACACTAACATTATATATAAAACTTTACAATTTGTCAAATATCTATGGACGGTTTGCTAGGTGGTCCTTATAGAGTTGATCGACTTCTTTAAATGCTTCCATCATATTTCCACCTTCTGAATACTTTTCTATGAGTTTTCCTATGACTCCTGTTTGTATTACCTGATCACAAAACTCATAAGATTCTTTATCGATCTGATTAAACTGCGTGATTGCTGCCAAAGCAAACTTTCTTTGGTCTAATAGATCAGAGTTGTCGTAGCGATAAGAGTCAATCATAATTAAGCATAGAAAAAGGAGCCTACATTAGTGTATATGTATGCTCCTATTATAGCAATAAAAATTAAATGTTGCATAGCCTGGTAGAAATACTTAGTAATATATTATATAGGTATTTCTACCCTGTCAAGTACCTGATGGGACAGTTTGTAGTTGTGTCACACGGACACCCTTTCCACCGCCCATATCATCGTCATCATCATTACGAAAAGCACGCAACAATAACTCTATCAAAACTAACGCTGCCATTGGATAGAAACACCAAAGGATTGCTAGAAATGGAGAAATTGTATTGGTTTCGAATGCGAGATCAGTCATACACTAACTGTATTTGCGATTGTACTTAGACTTGCTGCTACCATAAAGATGTATGGTACTAACTTTAATGGTACTGGATTCATTATACGAAACCTGGAATGAGTTGTCCTGTGGTTAAGTATGCTCCGATACCTGCAATGATGCCGAGCATTGCTACTCTTCCGTTTAGTTTTTCAGCAATTGATTTTTGCTGTTCGATTTCTTTTTTGTTTGATGGATACATTAGAAAATACCTGGAATGATTTGTCCTGTGGTGACGTATGCTCCGACTGCTGCTACGAATCCTAGCATTGCCATCCATCCGTTAAACTTTTCTGCTTCTGGTGTCATGTGTTTACTCCTTTTCTTTGATTTTTTTAGGGTTAGAAAGTTCCTGCCTTCTTTGCAGGGGTGTAAGAGACCTAAGTATCTAAACGATACCTGGCACGATCCATCCGAATAGACCGTAGTTTATTACTGCTGCTGCAAATCCAATCATCGCTAAACGACCATTGATTAGTTCTGCGTTCTTCCAGTAATCATAATTCGCATCTACCTCGATTGGAGGTTCTGATCCGAACATGTTTTGTCTTCCACCGTCCTCAGTAGTGATGCCCAAACGAGCTCGTGATGAAGTTGTCATGTTAAGTTGTGTAAAGAACTGTTACATAATTATATAGCAAATCTAAAGTTTCTGTCAAGCCCCCTAGGTGTTGATACCTACACCTCGTGGTTTTTGCTACAGTATTGTGACAGTTATGTAAAGTGGAACCATCCAGTAGCTATAATTTTCTCTGAAGTCTCTGACTTCCTACCTCGGTGGTGATATGTCCAATCTGCTGGCCAAATAACTGTCCTGCATTTCTTGGCAGGAACATAAAGATCTTGATGGAACCACTCGGTGCCACCATCAGGAACGTCATTGAGATAGGTCATCCATACAAGGTGTCTGTATGTACCTGCTCGTGAAGATGATTGACGTTCACAATGCCAGAGGTGATACCCTCCACCAGGTTTATAATATTGTAAGTTAAAGAACTCTTCCACTTTCCACACTGTAGTCTTAGCAGCAAGAGGAAATCTATCAACGTATCTATTTGCTGCAGCGTTGAGTTCTGCTACAAAATTAGATACTCTTTCATCTTGTATCCCAACAAACACTGCTGTATCCATTGAGTCTTTGATGTCAGGGTTATATAAACCACCTCCATCATCACCTATAGTTTCACCTTCCCATGTACTAAAGATCTCTTGGGTGTGATAGAAATCTATTAGACCATCTATTACATCCTCATTCATATCCTCCATATAAAGAAAATCTTCACGAGGATTTGCCAACCTACCATCAACTAAGATAGGTTCTGGATTTAGTTTAGTTATCTCCATGCTGGTCCTTGTATCCATCCGACTAAAGAATTTCTGATTCCCTTCTTAACAGGGTTGACTTGATGATAGTCATCTGAATGGAAGAAGATCATTGTACCTGCCTTGAGAGGTATCTCTTGGTTAATAAGTACGAACTCACCACCCTCAAAGTCCTCATTTAATAGGAGAGTGAAAGATATCTTACGGATCTTTTCATTAGGTCTTTTATTCCTACACCATTCTGACTCATCTTGATGCCAATCATATCTGTCACCTTCCTCATACTTGGTGACCTGTAATGGTTCCAAGAAATCTATATCAAAGTACCAGTTCGCTGCTTCGTTTACTCTTGTGCAATAAGATTTCACAACATCATTAAGTGTTTGAGATTCGATAAAGGATACCTTTGATGTCCTTACACCATCGATCTCTGTCTCTTCATACTCTGGAGTACCTATTGTATCCTTGATCCTATTAAACTCATCATCTTCTAGGTCAACTGTTACATAACGATCTCTGTAGTTCATACTGGTCCTCTACTTATAGTTAAAGGTTCTGGTTCTCTTAACATACCCTGTCCTTTACCTGCAAAGTTCATAGAAACAACAACCCTTTGCTTATTACTTTGATTAGGATCTTGGCAGTGGTGTACAAATGATGGGAAGAATACTATGTCACCTTCCTTTACTTCGGGAGTGAACTCTTGTACCTCACCATTAATCCAATCAGGGAAAGGTGAATAGAATGTAGTAGGTTTATGTATAACAGGATCGAAGTCCACATACATTACTGCTGACACTCCAACAGGACCATGATTATGTACTCCGTGCATCTTTCCACTTCGAGTAGCTTGGTACCACATATTAATGATACGCAATGGTATTGGATACTCCTCCTGAAACTCATCCAGAATGGGTTCTAATGCCTCTTTAACAACGTAATAGTAGTCTGGTAACACTCCACGCTTATTATTATCATAAAAATCTGACTCCATATCATCAAAAGACGTTCTACCACTGGAGGATATGGTTGCTAGGGTACTTCCACCCTTTAACTCACTTAGAATTCTTGGTTTCCACTTCTCCCAATCAGGGATATGGAAACTCTCAATTGGAACTAGAAACATTTTTAATAAACCATTCAGCGTCAACAACAGCAAGAGCTTTCTTCCTATTCTTCTTCATGAATAAGATAGGCTCATGGTCACCAGAGTTTGCTTCTGCCTGTGCATATGCTTCATACACATTTAGTTTCTCTTGGTTCTTGCATTCTATACTAAAGGGGAACTTTTGTCTAGCATCCCTTGCCATTATTAAGTCTTCACCACCTGCACCCATGCTCCTAGACTCTATGTCCTCTGGATGTATCTCACGATGTTCTATCAGTTGATCTCTCACCCACTGCTGAAACAAACGTCCTTTAGCTTTGGCACTTTGTGGTCTCATAATATAAGCTCCTCTGGTATACATGTATGTATATTGCAGTTAAAAGATATAATTGTCTTACTATCTGATGTATTCTTCATGCCACGGTGTGTCCAATGAGATGGGAATACTATTAGATCTCCTTCCTTACAATCCATTGTCATAGATTGCATAGTGTAAGGGGATACTACCTGAGTGGGAGCCGATCCACTAGGAAACTCCAGATAATACACACCAGTAAAATGTCTGCCATGAATATGCCAAATGTGATTAGATCCTTTTTCATATTGTTGATACCATATTTGATCTACAGAAAAATCCAAGTACCCTAGTTCATCCATGGTCTTGGTTAATGCTTTAAAGAGATATGGTTCTATTGTTTGCACCCAGTCTCTATCAAAATCAAATGATTGCTCAAAATCATACTTAGAAATGTATGATGTCCCATCATCTAAAGGAGGATCACCAGACTCTGCTATCAAAGATAAGATCTTCTGTCTAATCTCAGGTGGCAAATCATAATGATCCTTCGCTATACAATCTAGTACAGGAATTTTATCCATAGGTCATGACATTGTAGTGAGTTCTCTTGGGTTTGTATTTTAGAACAGGTCTTTTAGCCGCAAGATATATTCTGAGTAGTGTCTCAGAACTCACCGCCATCGTTGTCGATTCTGTCGTAACCAAATTGCTTCTCCTTTTTGTTGTGTTCATGCCATGGATGAATGTAAACGCTTGGGTCTTCTTTAAGAGCATCATCCAATCTTAATGCTAGAGTCTTTAGTTCACTAGCAATCTCTTTTACATGTTCATAATTCATGCCCTGTCTTACCTATGTTGTAATTGTTTTGGATGGGATCTTCTGTGATAGATTTGATGTACAGATTCTTACCATGTCTTTTGTAGATGATTTCTTTTACCTCATCTTTGGTATCACATATAACTTCCTCATGGAAAGTTAAACCATGAGTAACCTCGTTGCCGAAGTCTCCTTGCCCATGGAGGTGTTGCTGAAACTGTACTTTAAACTTCACGTTCTTTAATGATCTCTTTGACTTTCGCCCAATCTGCATTAAAGATCTGTAAACCTTTCTCCGTTAGGATATGGTTGTACATACCCCAGAATAATTTAGGTGGCATAGTAACTATGTCTGCTCCAACTTGGAAACAACTTGACACATCATAAACTGATCGTAATGATGCAGCAAGTATCTGTGTGTCTCTTTCGTGTGTCTCAAATGTCTTTACAATATCTCCAACAAGTTTAACACCATCAAAATTATTATCCTGTACTCTACCTACAAATGGTGACACATATTTTGCACCTGCTTTAGCAGCAAGTATTGCTTGTGCTACAGAGAAGATAAGAGTTACATTAACTGGTATCTCATCAGACTTTAAGTCTTTACATGCTTTAAG